TCCTGGGAGTTCTGTGAATACCGATTATGGAGATTTGATCACCAGCTCTACTGATGCATTTAATGTTGCCCTGTCTACAGCGTACGACTGTATGGAACCTAAGGGTAGCGTTACTACAGCAGATCTGGCAGTGTTATAATATACGGAACAATAAATGCCTACACAAGTACAATTTAGACGCGGAACAACAGCTCAGAACAATAGCTTTACAGGAGCTGCCGGTGAGTTGTCTGTCAATACAAGCAACAGTACTATCAGAGTACATGATGGGTCGACAGCCGGGGGATCTGAATTAGCTTCTGTAACCTATTCTTCTAATGCAACTAATATTTTATCTGGTACATTAAGTGTTTCAAGATTAGCTACCTCGGGTGTTGCAGCTGGTACTTATGGTGGGGTTGCTGTTGAGGGTGTATTTACAGTAGATGCATATGGTAGAATAACTAGCGCCTCTAATGTTACCGCTCAAGTTGCAAACACTAATATTACCGGGCTTATTACCAACGGACAAATTGCCAGCGTAGCAAATACCCAGATTACTGGAACTTTAACTGCTGCTCAACTTCAAAATACTGGTGTGACTGCTGCCACCTATGGTAACGCCTCATTCATACCTTCACTTACAGTAGATGCACAAGGTAGAATAACTTCTGCCTCTAACGTTGCTGTCACCCCGGGTGTTACTACTGGTAAATCGATTGCAATGGCCATTGTATTTGGTGGTTAAAAGAGTATAAATAATAACAAAGCGAGCCAATTAGGACGATAATGCCAATTAAAATAAACAATACAACAGTAATAGATGATAGCCGTAATATTACCAATGTAGGTAACATTGCTGCTACTGGTACTATTACTGGTAACGTTACAGCTACTGGGGTGATTTCAGCTGCGTCATTTTCTGGCTCTGGAGCAAATCTAACAGGTGTTGCTTCTTTAGGTAAAGCCATAGCTGTCTCTCTGGTCCTAGGAGGATAAAAACGAATGACAACACTATCATCTATCATCACCCCAACAAACATTGTTACAGCGTCGAGTGTTACTACGTTAACCAATAAAACAATTGGTGCATCTCAACTAAGTGGAGCTGTTGCAATATCCAATGGTGGAACCGGACAAACTACCGCTTCTGCTGCTCTCAACGCCCTTGGGGGCGCAACAACCGGTAAGTCAATTGCTATGACAATAGTATTTGGCGGATAAATAATCAATAATACCTCAAGGAAAATTTAAATGGCTATTCCAAATATTGTTAACGTAAGTAGTATTCAGGCAAAAAGCTTTGGTAATACTTTAACTACATCCAACGCTTTAGTTCTCGTTAATGCTGCAAGTTCTGGTAACTGTATTAAGATCAATAACATTGTTCTTGCAAATTATAGTAACTCAGCTGCTACTGCTAACGTTGAATACAATAGAGCTGCTGCTGGTACTGGTACTGCTACATTCTTAATCTCTCAAGTCTCTATCCCTTCTGGTGCCTCTCTTATCGTTACCGATAAGTCTACAGGTTTTTACATGGAAGAAGATACTAGTATCAAGGCAGTATCCGGTACAGCCAGCGCACTACAAATCTTTTTGTCTTACGAAGTAATTAGTTAATTTAGGATAGTAATGTCTACTCGTTACCTAGCCGGGATTATACGCCCGGGTTATGCCCCTTTGAAGGTTCCTAGCGCGCCTACTATTGGTAATGTAACAGCAACAGGTACAACCACAGTATCTGTTGCGTTTACAGCACCTTCCGATGTAGGTGGGGGAGCAATATCATCTTACACTGCATACGCAAATTGCGGGGTCTATACAGCTTCAAATACAATCTCACCTGTAACGGTATCGGGGTTGACAACAGCTACATCTTACACATTTAAAGTTATTGCTACTAATGCGTATGGCCCAAGTTTTCCTAGTTCTGCAAGTAGCAGTGTAACCACATTAAGTGTACCAGGGGCTCCAACTATTGGAACTGCAGCTGTTGCAGGACCTACATCAGCCTCTGTACCATTTACTGCTCCAGCAAACAACGGTGGCTCTACAATTACAACATATACAGCAACTTCTTCCCCGGGTAATATTACTGGTACACTTTCTCAAGCTGGATCTGGTACGATTACTGTTTCAGGATTAACTACTGATACAAGCTATACATTTACAGTTACAGCGACTAACGCTATCGGAACGAGTGCAGCTAGTGCAGCATCAAATAGTGTCACACCTTTTGCAACTTGTTCGACATTTACAACTGCTGGTACGTTCACATGGGTTGCCCCGACAGGAGTTACTTCCATAGCGGCTGTAGCGGTTGGAGGCGGAGGACACGCGGCTGGACGATATAAATGTGGATGTTATGAGCGGCCTAGGGGCGGCGGAGGCGGAGGTGCGTTGGCATATGCAAACGGTATTTCCGTTACACCAGGTACTTCATATACAGTTGTAGTTGGATCGGGCGGTCAAACTAACTGCGCTGCAGGTGGTCAAAGTTATTTTAATACAACAGCTACTGTCCGTGCAAATGGTGGTTCTGGAGGCTCAGTAAGTACTTTTACTGGTGGTGCAGGTGGTACAGTTGGCGCTGGAACCGGGGGTTCAGGAGGTAAGGGCGGCGACGGTAGTGGTAACCACTCATACGCAGGTGCAGGTGGAGGTGGTGCTGGTGGTTATGCAGGAAATGGCGGGACTCCATTAGGGTCAGGTAGTCAAAGTTACGGAGCAGAAGGTGGTTCTGGAGGTGCTGGAGGCGGTGGCTCCCAAGCTGCCACGCAAGCCTGCAAGGGTGGAGGCGGTGGCGGGGGTGTTGGTATCTTCGGTCAGGGTACAAGCGGTGCAGGCTATACTTGCGGCGCTGCCCAGGGCCACGGTCCAGGTGGTGTTGGAGGTAACGGAGGATCAGGTGGTACAAACGGTACTAATGGATCACAGGGTAGCGCCGGAGGATTAGGTGGTACTTATGGTGGAGGAAGCGGTAGTGTTTTAAATTCAACCACCTGGCAAGGTAACTTTGGCGGCGGTGGTGCTGTTAGGTTAGTTTACTGCAGATGCGGTGTTCGTGGAACACCTTCGTTCCCATCAACTAATGTAGGAGCGTAAATGCCTAATTTTTCAGGACTCTGGACAGCTAACCAGCAATATCAAGCAGTTGGAGCAAGCAAATGGCCTTCGTTCCCAGGTGCACCCACTTCAGTTACAGCTACTGCATCGAGCGGTACAGCTGCATCTGTTGCCTTTACAGCTCCTAGCTCGTCAGGGTTCCCTGCAACTGTTACAAGTTACACAGTTACCTCAAGCCCGGGCGGCTTAACTGGTACCGGTTCATCATCACCAATTTCAGTTACAGGTTTAACCACTGGTACAACCTATACGTTTACTGTTACAGCAACAAACGCAACAGGTATAGGTCCTTCGAGTGCAGCCTCTAACAGTGTAACCCCTGCAAATGCGTTCGTTGAGGATGTGTTTTCAACGTACCTTTATACAGGAACAGGTTCAGCACAAACGATCACTAACAATATTGATTTGTCTACTCAAGGTGGCTTGGTTTGGGCTAAGTATCGCAGTGGCGGAAACATTTCAACAGCGCGACATGCTTTATTTGACACAGCAAGAGGAGTTCAAAAACAACTTTCGTCAAACCTTACAAGTGCAGAAACTGTTGGAACGGACTTACTATCTGCATTTAATAGCAATGGGTTTACCCTTGGGGCTGATGAAACATTCGGCTCGGTAAACAGAACAAGTGCTTTATACGCCTCTTGGACATTCCGCAAACAACCTAAGTTCTTTGATATTGTAACTTGGACAGGTGACGGAACTAACTTTAGAGCAATACCACATAGTTTAGGTAGCGCTCCTGGGTTTATCATTACTAGAGCGACTAATAATTCGGCTAACTGGTGGACATATCACAGATCTAATGGTAATGGTTCAGGTATGCAACTGGATGGTGCTAACCCTGTAAACACAACATTAGGTACTTATAACTGGAACGTAACAAGCTCTACCTTTCAAGTATCTTCTACATATATCGGTACAAATACAAACGGTTATACATATGTTGCTTATATATTTGCTCACGATGCCGGTGGTTTTGGTCTGACGGGTACTGATAGTATTATTAGTTGCGGATCGGTTACAGCTCCGGCAGCAGGTGATATAGCGGTTACCCTTGGGTGGGAGCCGCAATGGTTATTAATAAAGCAAACAGACGGTCCTGGAGATGGTTTTTATGATGATTGGTCAATAATTGATACTACTCGAGCCATGGCGGTTAATGACTCTAAAAATCTGTATGCAAACAAAGCTGTCGCAGAACAAGATTGGCCTAACTATGATAGTGGTATTTTAACTCCTACAGGTTTTATTATTAACGCTAACGCTAACCCTACTATTCAAGCGAGTAAAACTGCTATTTACGTGGCTATTCGTAAAGGTCCTATGAAAGTACCTACGGTAGGTACAGACGTCTATAACGCAAAAGCTCGTACGGGCTCGGGTGCTACAGATTCAATTACCGGGGTTGGGTTTACTCCTGATTTAGTAAGTGCTAAGGGAAGAGATGGTAGAGATACAATCTGGTTTGATAGACCACGTGGTAGACTTAAAAATCTTCGACCTACTCTTGATAACGCAGAACAGACAGAAGGTAATTCACTTACGGGATTTGACTTGCAGGATGGGGTTAAATTAGGTGCTGATACTAACGCACTTATTAATGCTAATAATGCAAGTATGATTAACCACTTTTTTAGACGCGCCCCATCATTCTTGGATATTGTTGTTTACAGTGGGTCAGGGTCATCCCCGCAAACGGTAAGTCATAACTTAACAGTCGTCCCTGAAATGATGATTGTTAAATTTAGAGGTGGGTCTACAAATTGGTATGTGTATCACACAGCGCTTGGCAACACGAAAGCACTTTATTTAGGTGGAACTGCAACTGGTACCCCTACAACATCTGCTGTGTTCTGGAATAACACAACTCCAACTTCTTCACAATTTACTGTTGGATCATTCCCAAGCGGTGCAGGCAGTTATGCTGCTTATTTGTTTGCTACTTGTCCTGGAGTTTCTAAAGTAGGCTCATATACAGGAACAGGTACAACACTTCAAATTAATTGTGGATTTACAACAGGTGCGCGATTTATTTTAATACGACGCACCGATGCGACTGGGGGTTGGTATATTTGGGATACTGTCAGAGGCATTATAAGTGGTAATGACCCTTATCTTATCTTCTCAAGCACAGCTGCAGAAGTAACAAATACTGATTACATTGACCCCTTCAGCGCAGGGTTTGAGCTTAGTTCAACTGCCCCTTCCGACATTAATGCATCTGGCGGAACATACGTATTTTTAGCAATTGCTTAAGGAATAAAAAATGCAAATAAGAATTAGAGAAACTGGACAGGTAATGTATGTTGACGAATTTAGTCGAACATACCCTAATTTACAATTACCTAGTACATTGACAGAAGAGTGGCTTAATGCTAATGGAGCAGATGTTGTATTTGAAGGCCCTCAAGCCATAACAACTCCTCCATATGAATTTAGCTATTATACAGGTTTAGAGCAAATTGATGGCAAATGGTATACTAAGTACTCAAGAGGCCCAGTCTTTACGGATATTCCAGCCACTGAAACCGAACCAGCAAAAACTGCCTTTGAACAAATGGTTGCATATAGAGCAAATAAAGATGCGGAGCTAGCTAAAGCAGTTCGTGCAACACGTGATGAATTATTAGCAAAGACCGATTGGACACAAGCTAAGGATATTCCTGATAGCATATCTACATCCTGGGTCACATATCGTCAAGCACTTCGTAATGTTCCTGCGCAACCTTTATTTCCTTGGATTATTGAATGGCCTGTTAAGGTATAAAAAATGAGTAGAAAATATCTCGGTGGTATAGTTACCGCAAATCCTTCAGACCCTACGGCCACATCAGCTAAAGGTATCTGGACACTTGATCAAGCTTCCAATTTTACCAAGCAAGGCATCTGGCCACGATCTCCAGATGCCCCTGTAATCGGTACTGCCAGTATTTCTGTATTAACAGCAAGTGTTCCGTTTACTGCACCAGCTAATATCGGCAGCGCGGCAATTACAAGTTACCGAGCAACCTCGTCACCTGGTGGTTTTACAGCTACGAGTGGATCTTCCCCCATTAGTATAACAGGTTTAACTTCTAATACAGCGTTCACTTTTTCTGTAACCGCGACCAACGGTGCTGGAACAAGTACCCCGAGTGCAGAATCAAATAGTGTATCAACGGCTAATGTACCAGGGGCTCCAACGATTGGAACAGCTACCGTCTCAGCTACAACGGCTTCTGTACCATTTACAGCACCTGCAAGTGATGGTGGTTCTACAATTACAACATATACAGCAACTTCTTCCCCAGGTAGCTTTACAGGTACTTTAAGCCAAGCTGGTTCAGGTACTATAACTGTAAGTGGTTTATCAGGTGGTACATCATATACGTTTACAGTAACTGCTACAAATGCAATAGGAACGAGTGCAGCTAGTGCAGCATCAAATAGCGTCACAGCTCAAGTTATTGGCCAGCAAGCGTTTACAACTGTTGGCTGTTATTCATGGGTTGCCCCAACAGGGGTTACTTCTGTTTCTGTTGTAGTTGTTGGCGGCGGAGGAGGAGGCGCAGGAGGACTTGGATGCGGTACTTATTATGCATCTGGAGGAGGTGGTGGTCTTGCGTATAGAAATAATATTTCCGTAACTCCAGGTACTTCCTATTCCGTGGTCGTAGGTAATGGTGGTAGTGGAGGTGCTGGAGGAGGAAACGCCACACAAGGAAGTAATGGTGGGTCTAGTGTGTTTAATGGAATTGTAACTGCTACAGGTGGTAGTGCCGGTACTATTGGTGGGCATATCGGGCAAGGCGGTACTTATTCTGGCACTTGTGTTGCTGGCGGAGGCGGGGGACAAGGACGCGGCATGGGCGGAGGCGGCGCTGGTGGGTATTCTGGAAATGGTGGATTTGGTGCTTCTGGTACTGCGGCAGGCCCAGGTGGTGCTGGCGCCGGAGGCGGCGGCGGAGGCGGCGGCACAGGCGGTGGTAGTACAACTAGAAATGGTGGAGGCGGTGGTGTTGGGCTTCTAGGCCAAGGATGTAGCGGTGCAGGAGGAAGCGGTTCTTATGGTACGGCAGGTGGTGGAGGCTCAGGAGGATGCAATGGTGCTGAAGGTTGTTTCTCTGGGGGTAATGGTGGTTTATACGGAGGCGGAGGAAGTGTGACGTATTACGGTAATCAAGCCACAGGGGGAAGCGGCGCAAAAGGTGCAGTACGTATCATCTGGCCCGGTACTTCTCGTTCATTCCCATCAACAAGCACAGGCAACCTGTAATAAATAGGAGAAAAAATGAAACTTTATATCGAAACAGAAAACGGTACATCTAAAAACCACCCTGCTTTAGAGGTCAACCTCATTCAAGCATTTGGATCAATACCAACCCACTGGGAACCATTTACCCGAGTTGAGCGCCCTACACCTGGGTTATATCAGGTTTTAACCTCTGACGAACCTGTTTACGCTAAAGTAGATGGTGTATGGACAGATGTATGGACAATACGTGACATGACTGCTGAAGAAAGAACTACTGCTCAGCAAGCTACAATTGCAGTTTTTAATAATCGAGATCAAGCTGAAAACTGGTCGGCGTGGACATTGGATGAAGCAACCAATACAATGGTTCCCCCTGTTGCTCCTCCTGCCAAAAATCCAATGAAAGTGGGACTTGGAATTTACAACCTATGGTGTGGGGCCGATAACAATTGGAAAGATTCACCTAGACACCCGTATGACGAGAAGCTATATAAATTTGATTATATTGCATGGCAATGGGTTGAAATGACAGCTAGTTAATCTAGATTAACCTTTTAACAGTGGTTTTAAATTTATTTTGTATATATAATGTATACTTTAAAGAAGATATATTATGATAAAAAATTTACCTAAAAAAACATCTAAGAAACCGATTAATAAAATTAAAAAATCAGTTACAGATGTTGATTTAAATACACAATTGCAAGTTGCTAATCACTTTCCATGTCCTATTTACTTGATTGAGCGACCAGATTTTCTAGAAACTGTTAGCTTAGTATCAGAAGAGGCCTTAGAAACCCGTCGTAAAGATGCAGATCTTAACGAAATTTATCCTGTCTATATGACTGATAACTTTTTTGGTGATCCTCGTATGGCAGAGTTTACTCAGTTTGTAGGAGCCACAGCTTGGAATATTCTTAATGAACAGGGATATGATATGCAGGGCAAGGCTGTTCAATTTATAGAGATGTGGACACAGGAACACCATAAGCATTCTTCCATGGATGCTCATGTTCATGGGTACGGCTCCCAGATTGTTGGCTTTTATTTTCTTGAGACACCAGAAGGGGGATCCAGCGTAGTATTCCATGACCCCCGGGCAGCTAAGGTTCAAATTGACTTACCAGAGCGTGACATAAGTCTGGCAACCCCTGCAAGTAAAATGATCAACTTTACACCTAAGCCTGGTATGATGATTTTTGCAAACTCATGGTTAATGCACTCGTTTACCCGTCATGCAGCAGATCTACCTATTAAGTTTGTACATTTTAACTTGGCTGTAATTCCTGATCCAAGCCTTACTTCTGCTCCTCCTGCTGAAGTAATATGAACACCTACCATATAAGGTTTAATAAATCTAGAGGGCAGACCGGTCGAGGTACCATGGACCATGTATGGCGTGTATTTGAAGGTGAAAAAGAATATCTTTTTAAAAACCTAGATATTACTGTACCTGTTAAGAGTGAAAAAGACAAGAATGGTAATGATTATAATATTACATGTACTGGTTACTTAAAAGCAGACAGAGAAACCTCAACAGCTATTATAACTTCTAGTATAGCTTAAGTTATATTAAAGATAATCTGCAAGGGCCTTAGGGCCCTTTCCTTATAAATATACTATATAAATTAGGAAAGATACAATGTCTTCACCTTCATCTAGACAAAACCTCATAGATTATTGCCTAAGATCACTAGGCCACCCAGTTCTTGAAATTAACGTTGACGACGATCAAATAGAAGACCGTGTTGATGAGGCTATACAGTTTTACAGAGACTTTCATTATGATGCTGTTGAGGCTGTATACCTTAAAGAACAAATTACTGCTTCCACATTACAAATTGTTGGTGTAAATGCCGGTAGTTTTTCTATTGGTGAAAAGATTACCGGAGCATCTTCTGGTGCTACAACTTTTGTTCACGCCGCGTTTGCTGCTAACAAAGTATATGTAAAGAATACCGCTGAAACGTTTACAGTTGGTGAAACAATAACAGGTGCCAGTTCAGGTACATCTGCGGTAGTATCGTCTATGACACTTGGTAACTTTGATAACAAATATGTCACCCTTAATGATTCTGTATTAAGTGTAGTAAGAACATTACCATTATCAAGTAGATCCAACAGTATCAGCTTCTTTGATGCTAAGTATCAATTGTTGCTTAATAATATTCAATCTTTAACTAATACCGATATTCAGTACTTTACGATGTTGAAGATGCATATTAATTTAATTAACGACCTAATGACAGGACAAAAGCCTGTTAGGTTTAATCGTCATATGAATAGGTTGTATATCGATCTGACATGGGGTGATGGTGGTGATCTTGCTATAGGCGATTACATTATCATTGAAGCATATCGTTCCCTTGACCCTGATACCTATACCGATGTATACAATGACGGGTTCTTAAAGAGATATACTACTGCTTTAATTAAGCGTCAATGGGGTGTTAATCTTAAGAAGTTCGAAGGCGTTCAATTACCAGGTGGGGTAACGATGAATGGTCAAAAGATCTTTGATGAAGCGATGGATGAGATTACAGAGTTAAGAGCAGAAGTT